ATGCTAGAAAACAGTGAAAAAGGGTATAATGTAGTCAAAAAAGCATGCACAATCATGCACAGCTTGATTGACGACTGGAAGCCTCGCCCCAGCACTTCCCGCCCTGGAAAACCGTGGCGGGTTGTCATCCCGGAGCGTATATCCCACACGGGGAAACAGACCTCGAAATATTTCGCCACAAAGGGGGAAGCGGAAGGGTATATTGCGGAACAGATACGCAATTTGAAACGTTTTGGAACGGTAAACGGAAAAACGATTGATCTTGATGCTTATAAGTGGAACACGGTTGATGAAATACTGTCAGAAATCGGGGTAACGCCTTTAGAGGCCGCCACTCATTACGTGGCTCTTGTGAAGCGCGCCGGCTCGGTGGCAAAGCTGGGAACATTAGTGGAACTGGGGCGCGGGGTGGCGCCGCCGGATGCGGATATGTCCCCCTCCCTCCGGGATCTTGCCAGCACGGCCAGCACGGCGAAAGCGCACAACAGCCGCGTGACGGTGCTGTCCCGGAAAACGCGCCTGGGGCGCCTGGAACGTCTTTGCCCGGATCTGGTGGCCAGACCATGCGCGGCCATTACGCCGGCCATGATCCGGGATGCCCTGGACACATGCCACGCCGGCCACCCCACAAGCTGGAACAACCTGAAACGCGAGCTTGCCACCCTGTTTAACTTTGCCATCAAGCGTGGCTGGATCATTAAAAATCCCGTGGATCCCATAGACAAGTTGCCCGTCCAGGAAGCGGAAATAATAGCGTTGACGCCTGACCAGCTGACCGCCTTGTTCCGGGCATGCTCCCCGCCCCAGGAGATAGACAGGACGGAGCCGGTTTATCGGCGCCGCGTGGCGGCCCAGGACACGACGGATTTACGTTTGTATGTCGCCCTGGGGGCGTTTGCCGGCATCCGTCCCTGGGAACTTACCCGGCTGACATGGGCGGATATATCCCTGGAGGATGGCGTTGTTTCCGTCCGGGCCAAACATTCCAAGACCGGCGGCGCCCGCCATGTGACCATTCAGCCCGTGCTGAAGGAGTGGATCCTGGCGTGCCGGCCACACAACGCGGGCCCGGATGATCCCGTCATCAATCCGCGGGATCTGAAAACGCGCCTGTTTGCCCTCCGCACCCGCGCCGGCTATTCTCCGGAAAATCCCTGGCCGCATGATTGCCTGCGGCATTCTTTCGCCTCCTACTCCATGAAAGCCGGGCATGACCTGAACCAGTTAAGCCATGATATGGGCCATGTCGGAACCGACTTATTGAAAACACGCTACCTTAATATGCGCGGGCTGACCAAAGAATCCGCCGCGCGTTACTGGTCCCTGACGCCGGAATATCTGGCTACCGGCGGCGAAACAGCCGGCCACACGGCTTGACGGGACAAAAAAAGGGAGATCCCGGAAGGGGGGATCTCCCTTGAATAAGCCGGCTTACATGCGCGGTTCGGAAAGAATGACTACATTATATTGTGAAGACACGGCATCTTCCCGCCGGCCAAAGGTAAAGACGCGTCCGGAACTATCTACAAATTGCCGCCCCTTGAGCTTCCGCAGTTGATGCCCCATGCTCTGGTTCTGGTTTTTGCCGCTGCAAATAATGTCCACCAGCCCCAGCGCGCCGGCCACGCCCATGACATCCTCCACCGTGTACAGGTGCGTCAGCTGCGTATGGGGCGCTTCCGGCGTTGCCGGCTGTATCTTGTCCGCAAGGGCTACCAGCAGCCGTTCCAGGGCATTCCCTCGCACGTCCCCGCCGTCCGTGGTGGCCGGGCGTTTGGTAAAGGGGGAGATAAAGCCCGCCGTCATGACGATGGACCCCACTACTTCCGAAAATCCTTCAAAGGACGGCATAGCGGACGCGGAACACACGGACGGACAACCCTGTTCGTTCCAATGCCAGACCAGGGACCACAAGGCCATAAGCATTTCCCGGCGCCATTGCGGGCGGCTGAATACTTTTTCCGTTAATGGATTGGCAATGTTTTTTTCGACGGATTTGCACACGTCAAACAAGTCAATAATCAAGCTGCGGCGCTCAATGTCCGGCGTTACCGTCAAATTGTTCCCCGTGCTGACAATCTGCATGCGGTTGACCCCGCAAAACTCCTTATTGCCTCCCAGGACGCGGTCAGAAATCGCCTCGCTGGTGGCATACTGGTTCAGGGTCGTGCTACTTAAATTGATCAGGTCATCAATGAGGACATACGGCGCCCCGGAAATAAGCTTGGTAAACAACAGCTTTTGCAGGGCGGCGTCATCCTTGGGAAAAGGCGTGGCGTTCGGCACTCCATAAATGGGCCCCAGCGCAAATTTGGCAAGCAGCGTTTTACCCGTCCCCGGCTGGTTGCCTATGATCAGGATCATGGGTTGTCGCCCGATCAGGTGGCGGCAGAACTGCCCCAGCATATACGCCATGAAGCAGGACGCGGAACGGATATGCGTGATAGGCCCGGCGGCTTTTTCCGCCCATGGGAAGGATTCCAGGGCCTTATTCATCGCCCGGAGAACTGCGGCCACCGGCCAAACCTTGTTGGCGTCCCATGCCACGGTTTCCGCGCTGTAGATGCGCGTGGCCGGATCATAGCCGGCGGGCAGGATCCGCAGGAAGCGTTCCCCCTTGGGCCCCACGCCCCAGGCGGGCAGGCGCACGGGCATGATTTCCGCAATTTCCGGAACGGCTGCCCGTAGATAATCACTTGCCAGAATCAATTCCGCCATATTTTTCCCCATGCTTTCCACCGGATCTTCCGGGCCGGCGGAAAAAGTCATGTATTGTTCAATCCACGTTGTAAAACGCCGGGGATCCATGGGCCGTTTTTCAAGTTCCGTTGTTGTCTCCCCGTCCTGGTTGGTGCTTTTGATAGTGCTGATGGTCACATACTCGTCATGATACCGGTACAGGGCGCCGCTTGGCAGGTTGTCCGCTACCGCCTGGGCGATCAGGCTTACTTGCTGGTTGGTGCGGATATTGGGGCGTCCGTCCACCATTACGGGGGCCGCACCTAATATTTGCGCGGTGGTCAAATCACTCATGATCTTGCTGCCTTTCTCGGTTGCCGCGCGGGCATGGTCAGGATGGGAACGCCGTGGACCGCGCCGGGGTTCAGATAAAGCAATTCCTGCAGGCGCGGTTGGTCATACTTGAAATAGGTTCCGTTTTCCCCGGTGGCTCCGTGCCTCATGCAGCCGGGCAGGCGGGACAGCCGCACAGGCGTCATGGCCGCGGCGTCCGCTCCCACGGCGGACAGCCGCAAGACGTATTCGGACTTGATGGCGTTGAATTCTTCCGGAGTGGCGGCGGAAATTTTCACCAGGGCATGGACGGATTTCCCGCCGCTGGTGTAAACGGCCACAATCGGATCCGCAAGCTGCACCAGAATTTTCAGCCATACGTCCGCGGTCAGAACGTCGCTTTCCAGGACCAGGAAGGGAAAGGACGTGCAGCAGGCCGCATGCCGCCGCCCCGGCATCAAATTTCCCATGGCATCCCGCTTGCCGGGGTTGGGCTCCCATTTGCCCGTCACGGGCGCCGTTAAGTACCAGACGCCGGCATCTCCGCCGGCAGGCAGGCGCGGGGCTTTCACGGGCTCCACGCCGGGTTTCCGCCCCAGCTTGTAAACGCCATCCTTCACGATATACATATATTGCCCCTGGGAGGCAAAGGCCGTGAATACCAGGATCCGCGCGCCGGCGGGATAAAGTTCATTCAGCAGCAGTTCCCCCCAGGCGCGGGGATTGCCGGGGATTTCCACCGGGCTATGATCCCTCAGCCAGTCAAAGGTGATTTCTTCCTCCACCCGGCCCGCCAGCGCAAGGGCCAGATCTTCATTCAATTCTTCCGCTTTTACCTTTCGCGCCTTGGGCGCCGGGGGCAGGGGCCGTTGGTATTTGGGGGTGGCCTTGCGGGTGCTGCGGGCCCCGCGTTCCTCCGCGCTGATAGCCCGGTAAAGCACTCGCATGAAGTCATCGCGGGCGCTCTGGCAGGATTGATGGAAGCAATATTCATGCGGTTTTCCTTCGCCGTCAAACCAGATCCGCCAATCCCGCGGCCCGCTTTGCGTTGTATGCAGCGCGGCGCCGGGGCAGGGGGCGCACCCGTCTTCCCCGATTGGATAGCCTAAAATTTCTTCGGCAAGTTCCTTGTGTGATTTCATGCGTGAAAATTAAAAAGTGAAAGTTGGTCAGGATAGTTCATCCACAGGCATTCCACCCGTTTTTTCCCCATGCCGGCGCGGGCTCCGTAGCTGACCTTGCACCAGCCGGAAAGGGCGCTGTTATAAAGTGCGTTGTCGTACCCGCACAACACCACTTTCCCCCGGCAATCCAGCACCAGCCGCAACAGGTCTTGGTGTTGTGTATCGGTGAATTCGTGAGTGTAGGCTCCTTCACGGGTGCGCGTGCTTTTCAGGTAGGGCGGATCTATGAAATGCAGGGTTTCCGGGCCGTCATGCAGTTTGATCAGTTCCAGGGCGTCCCGTTGTTCAATGTACACGTTCCGGAGCCGTTCAACGGCCTTTTCCAGCGTTTCCGGAAGGTTTTTCCAGTCAGCGGCCACCGTGGGTTGACGGTTCCGGCTCACCCGGAAGCCGGATGAAGCGTCCCGGAATGCGTCATTGGCAATGCCGAACCAGGAGCGCACCAAAAAACGGCGGGCACGCTCCACGGGATCCTTGACTGGATGGGCATGGTTCAGTTCTTCCCGGCTGTAAGGCGTCAGGCGGATAGCGTCAATAAGTTTCCCGGCCTTCCCGTGCCTCAACACTCGGAAAAAATTTACCACTTCTCCGTCCAGGTCATTATAAATTTCCACCGCGGAAAGAGGCTTATTCAGAAGGACGCCGGCGGATCCGCCGCACGGTTCAAGATAACAGCAATGCGGCGGGAAGTGTTCAATGATTTCCCGCGCGTATCGGTTTTTTCCTCCTAAATATCGCAATACAGATTTCATAACGCTTTCTTTCGGCGGTCATGCCAGTTCATTGACCTGCAATCAGCATCAGCTAACTTCCTCAAGATAAATGCATGCCAATTTCCAGTAAATTTATTTTCTTGGGTATCATATATGCCCCATCCGGGAATTTCCTTGCCGGAGGTGTTGCTAATAATGGCGCGTTTGCGTACCTCATACCTATTCGATCTCATTGTTCGGTTCCCCCTATTATTTAGTAAACGATCCTTTGAATGGGCGTAAAAATTTATTTTCAGTCCAATCACGGAAACTATTCATTTTTCTTTTATGTCCTCCAATATATTCCCTTGTTAAATTATAAACAATTAGCTTCCTGTAATAATTCCATCTATATAAATCAATAATGCAGTTATTTTGTACCCGCAAAACGATTCCGGATGCAGGGATTAATTCTGTTTCCGGAAATTCAGAAAATCTATGCCCCCATAATAACAAATCTTTTTCATTTCTTGCTTTTTTATATAAGCATACCCGTTTTCTTTCCGGAAAGGGATATTCATATCCGTTAATTACATCATATCCATTTGATATAATATATTCTATTGGTGCTGAAGGGTCGTAGGTATATCCTGGATTTACAGGATCAGCACAACGTTTGCCTATTTCTGAAATCGGCCCTACTTCTTTTATACGTTCATCTAAATAACCGTGAGGATCCAGAATTTGAGCTATGCAGGCGCTTTCGTAGCTCCTGATTCGACCCGGAGGACATATCCGGACCTTGCAACGGACAGGCCGATATACTTCCCCAAAAACTTTAATAGGTTTTTTGAATGACGGTGGAAAGACGTCAATACAACTAAGCCGATCATACAACCCTCCACTACACCCATTCTTGCATGGAACGTTTTTTTCAAAATCTCTGTGAAGATATTGGCAACCATTAAAGAAAGCATATCCTTCTTTATATTTAATTTGAAGGTTGAATAGATCTAATTCTTGTTGAATCATCATGATTGTTATTCTTCAATTTCCAATACCTTAAATTTGATCATCCACACCCAGGGATCCTTTTCCGCTTCCCCGGCGCCGTGCAGACGATCCCACAGCGTGAAAAAAGAATCTCTGGCGCGGATGCACATGCTTTCCGGTTCCAGATAGTTTTTCCAGCCGGTAGCGGACGTTTCTTCATCGTAAAAAATGGCTTCAATTCCTTCCGCACGGGCTTCTTCGGCGGTGATGGATTTTAGTTTCCTGACCTCAATATCAGTTATTTCCAGCAGAATCCGGGAGGCGCAACGGGGAAGGAACATGGCCTGACGCCGCCGCAAGACAGATCTGTCCAGCCAGGGCTTTACCCCCGCTTTCCGGCAGTCTCCCAGGCTTTGTTCTTTCAGGCGTTCCAGCCAGGCGTCCGCATGTCCTCGAACCGGGCGGCATACCTTCCGCGCCCCGTCAGACTGATATTCCACTTCAAAGCCGCCCCATGGCAGGAACAGCCCTACTTTCCAGGGTTCCCGAACCCAGAGCCGTTCCCCCGGCTTCCCATAAGGGCATTTCACTACAGGATCCAGCCCAGGCGGGCATTCCCCGCGCGGATCCTGGAAAACGGCGCGCCAGATTCCAGGCTCTTCTTCCATGAAATGACATAGTTCCCAGGCATCTTCCCCCAGGGGGATTTTCCAGTCCGGCCACCCATTGAAACGTTCTAAGCCCCGCATGCGGCTGGTCTGTGTTTTCCAGCCTTGCAGCAGCGCCCGCACCATATCCGCAGAAAAGGGAATGGGGCGTTCTTTGATATATGTTTTCATAAAATATGAACGGTTATTTCTTTATTTCATCAATAAGACGCAGAATTTCTTTTTTGTGTCTGTAAAGCACATCTTCCCCCACGCCCAAACGGTCACATAGTTCCCGCCAGGTAAAAGAGCGGGGATCCCCTATCCCAAGCAGCTTGACCAGGATGCCGGCATTAAGCGCCAGATGCCACAGGGTCAAATCCATGCTGCCGGGATGGACGCGCAGCAGCCGGAAAAACTGTTTTACCACGTCTTCCCGCTTGGCGTGGTAGTATTCATCCAGCAGCACAAGCTGATCATCCGTGAATTCCTCACGCGGAAAATCAGCGGGCAAGCCTCCCCCCGCCTCATTTTCCGCCGGCGGATGAAAGGGAAGCTGTTCCAGATCCTTCACCTGCACGCGCAAATACCATGCGGCATATTTGTTGCTCATAAAAAAATGCTAACTGTTAAGCACTCCGAGTTTTATTTTATTCTTTTTCAAGGTCATGTGGAGATCCACAAACAGGGACGCCCCTATTTTCACCATGACCAGCGTTCCGTTGTTGCGCCAGCTCCGCAGCGTTTCTTTGCTGGGGGCGCTGTCCGGCAGGAACAGGCCCGGCGTTTTGGGCAAATCATACAGGCGGCAGAAACGGGGCAGATATTTGATCTGATCCCCTGCCGTTTGCACGTTCCCCACGGCCACCACGCTTTCAAGTTTTTCTTTTTCCATGGCTTTTTAGTGCATTTCACATTTCGTACAAACTCCGGCCATCCCCATCATTTGTTCCAGATTCTTCAGGGGGATTTCAGAGCATCCCAGGCCCTGGGCCAGAAGAATTTCCGTAACCAGCGACCCGGCCAACGCTTCCAGCTGCACACGTGGCAGACCTTCCACCAGTTCCCGCGCCGTGTTGATAACGTTTTTGATGATGTCGTCCGCGATCTTGATGTTCCGTCCACCTCCAGGGGTGTCCGGATTGAATGCTGTATTTGTTTTCATGGTTTGCAATCGGTTGTTTATCTCAAATTCAGGTCAGGATCCGCGCCGTTGACCACTACGGGGGAAGGAGTAGGGAACATTGCCGGCGCCGGACATGTTACGGGCACAGGGGCCGGAACAGGGGGCAATGCTGACGCCGGGACATTATTCCGCCCTTGCCGGGCTAATGCTTCCCTAGTTAGCAACGTGGAAATATCTATGCCCGCCTGCGCGGCCTGAATGGCGAGAGTTCCAAACGTTAGTGCCGGAATTTGCAGGGTGATATTACTATTATCCGTAATTTTGTTTCTCATAGCTGGACTAACAACTATGAAAAATAGTAAAAAACGTCAAGTCCATATTTCGTATTTTTCGGAAATTGCAGTTTTCACCCTTGCTAATTATTCAAGATTTTAGTAAACCGTCACGCATGGATTATTCTGTTGAAAGCATAAAAAAATGGTTAAAGGGTGCCGGAAAAGATCGTAACTGGTTGGCAAAGAAGCTTTATGTTAGTAAATCTACTGTTGATAATTGGTTAGCTCCTTCTACTCCTACGCCAATACCCAAAGCGAAGCTTGCTTTCATTCAACAGCTCATGGAACAATCAAAAACTATTGAAAATAAAAAGGTTAATTATGATGATGTTCTCACTTTTCCCGTACGTCTAACGCCGGAGGAATGGAAAGCCCTTCTTCCCCCGGATATTGATCCGTCAGACTATGCCGCTGCGGAAAGGCATATCCGCAACCTTCTTCAATCCATCGTGGATTCTACCCCACCCATGCCGCGCCCCCAAGAGCCAGACGACAACGCATGACCGCTTTTGAATCTGGGCATAAAAAAGGCCGGCATCAGGGAAAGAAGCCGGCCTTTTCAAATTTTTAGTTATCCCTTAACCTCTTCCAGAATCTGTTCCTTAGTCTTTCCTGTTTCCTTTTCTGCTTCCTTCCAGAAAACTTCTTCTGGAATGACAAGCGTGCCTGAATCGGGTTCAAAGGCATGAGCAAGTTTCCCGCCAATCTTATCATATTTGTAAGAAGGAGACCCTTCTTCACACCAGATCAGCAAATCAGGACGGGCACCTTTCCCGACAACCCCGCCGCCCAACATCTCCACAATCTTTTCAAGGTTCTTTCGCGGCCCTGTTGATGACTTGCCCGTAAATTGGCACCATGTACGCCTGAAGGCCGGGAAATTTTCTTCTTCATAATTTCCCTGAAGCTGTTTTTCCACATGGTAAGAAGAAAGCGCGAGCACACTCCCACGGCACAGGGATCTAAGAAAAAGCAGAAGCCGCAAACGGTTCCCTTCATTCTCAAAATACGCGGTGAACATGCGCCGCATTGCGTTGAAAGGGTACCATGCAAATTTTTCGTCCGGTAAAAATTGCGCTAAATAGGACATGTTTTCCCGTGTTGCGCTTTCTTCACCAGCGAAAACGAAGAAATTCCGAAGCATGTTTACCCATAAATGGTTGTAATAGAATAAATATTCCGTTTCCGTCTCAATGTCATTCCGCTTCTTGATCATGTCAAGAGCAAGCTCCCCAATTTCCCGTGCGGTTTTCCCTTCCTTCAGGGCAAATAATACGTTTGATGCTCCTTCTTCTTTTCTGACGCGCGTCAATCCCTTCATGGTATCAGGAATATGTTCCGCATCAGGAGAAACGCCGCCCATGTCACAGGCTAGCGCATACCCGGCGATCTCAAATAAATAGACATCCGTTTTCCGGCTCCCGCAATTCCGCGCATACATGGGATCATTTTCATCAAATGGCAAAGTCACCGTAATCATAACTATTTTTCATTAACGGTCTTCTTTTCTATTAGCAACCAAAAACCACAGAAAAATGTTATTTCTGGACAGAAAACGGCATATTATGCTATCACGAACGCATGATAAAAGATCTGTTTTCTGTACTGATAGCGTCCTGTTTGGCTCTTCCTGCCATTGCAGGAAATGTGACTATTCCAACATTGACTATCGGTAATGACACTTACAAGAACGCTACTGTTTCCTATAAAGGCGGCCTGACGGCAAAAATCAGTCATGACGAGGGAACGAAAAGCATTCCTATATCAAAACTGGCTCCGGAACATCAGGCTGCGCTTGGCATCACTCCGGAAACGATTTCCAGGGAAACGGCTAAGATAGAAGCTCTGAAAGAGAAAGCATTGGAAAAAAAGAAAAAACAGGCTGCAGAAAAAGAACAGACAAAGGAAAAATTGCGTGGTTTCTTGAATGAATTAAACCGTTCTGAATATTATCAGCTGGCCGTATATGGAACTTATAAAAATGGAATCTTGGTACATCCTTATTCTTATTATGATGGAAATTGCGTCCATGAACACACAAGCGTCAAATATATTGTTTTAGGAATTCCGAAAAAGGGCATCACAAAAGACACGTTGTTAAAAATAAAAGCGATTCCAAACGGACATGTTGAAATGGACGGAGAAAGAATACCTGCCCTCAAATTCCTTCTTTATGAGAATGAGGAAAAGGAATTCCGGAAAGCTACTCAACAAATGTTGAAAATGAATTGATTGTTTTATTTTAATTATAATTTTATATAATTATATATTTTATTCGTATATATAAGAAAATATGAATATATTTAGAAAAGAAAATGGAGATATTAGGATATGGATTATTTTCGTTGGAGGAATATTATTTGTTATAGGGGGAGTATTATCCTTTAATCATATCTTAGCCAGAATTACTGGATTAGACTTTCCTGCTGATTCCGGATCATTTGGAGATCAATTTGGTGTACTTAACACCACTTTTGCCGGGCTAGCTTTCGTTGGTGTCATTTGCGCCTTGTTTCAACAACAAAATCAAATACGAAGACAAGATGAGGAATTTAAAAATGAAAAAATAAATTTTGAAAAGAAGAATTTTAATGATTATTTTTATAGACTATTCAATCATTCTTTTTCACTTGCCTCACAGATAAAGATACAAAAAGATGGAGGAGATCCGGAGCAGGAATTACAAGGACTTGATGCTTTTGAAAAGATTTATTCTTACTTCGACAGTCTTAATAATATTCTTAATATATATGCTGAATTCTCTATGAAAAATGACCAAGAGAATGAAAGTTTTATAGTTCCCATTTCTTTATTGAATATTTGTAAGACAGCTTTGGGTGAATTACCTTCTTGGACGTATTTTATAAATAAGATTCTACAAACAACCTACGAGAGTACATGCCTTAGTGATAAAGAAAAAATGGATTATATCGAGTTGGTGTTCTTTAGTCTTTCAGGTGCCCAATGTCAATTAATGAGATTTTCAGATTATTTTTCCGAGGGGAAGATTTTTTCTTTTTTAGAAAGAGGATATATGTTTTCTGGTTATACGGGAATGGATGTGTTTAACTGTGAGATAGATTTGGACTTATGGAATATTGTTCTCAAAAGCCCTTCGAGGAAAGTTCAAGAAAGATTGGATAATTTGATGATGCAAAGAAAAAAGAGAAATCTCAATACTGATGAATACATTGCTCCAAACTGATTTTTTGGTATGATAAACGCCCGCTTGACAAATCCGGAAGAAAGGGCACAGTAAAGGCGTATTGATTGCCGAACATCACATGTTCACCTTCTAAACAATCGGCCCCGGCTGTTTTACCAGCTGGGGCTTTTTTACGATGAACATAAAAAATGTTCACAAAGTACACTTTTTGCTTGTTAAAAAGAACACAATGTGGTAATATCCGCACATGCCAAGGAAGAGAAGAGAGTTGAGGCAAGACCTTCTGAAAGCGGGTTTCAAAGAATTCCCCGGTAAAGGCTCCCACCGGGTGTTCAAGCTGGGTTCCCTGTCATGGGTCCTTAGCGGACAACTGGGGGACGATGCCGACCACTACCAGGAAAAAGCCGTGAAACGCCTGACAGAACAAGCCAAAAAACAAAGGAAGGGTGAATAACCCTTCCTCCACTCTCATCCCTGACAGAAAAATTAGAAAGAACATATGATGAAAACAAAAGCACACTACACGAGAATCATTTACTGGTCCGACGAGGACGGGAAATATCTGGGGAAACTCCCGGAGCTTACCCCTTATCCCTGCGTAAGCGGTCAAACCGTGGAAGAAGTCAATGCCGAACTGGATCAGGCGGAAGAAGCTTTACTGGATGCGCTGGGGGATGATCTTCCCGCCAGGGGGATCCGGGTGGTTGTTCCGGGATCCCGGCGGAATTGGATTGCAAAAAACAAGGTTGCCAAACTGCGGCAATCCCTGGACATGGGCCAGAAAGAATTTGCCGCACTTCTGGGAACCTCCATATCCACCCTGAAAAAATGGGAAAGCGGTGAACGTACCCCATCAGGAGCCGCCGCTAAACTTCTGGAGATCCTGGAACGGAATCCGGAAGCCGTTTTAACCAGGTAACGCCGCTGATCACGCATGACAAACGCCTGCTTGACAAATCCGGAGGAAAGGGCATAGTAAAGGCGTATTAGGTCAATGTAGTCAATCATTGATTCCTTTCTAAAACATCGGCCCCGGCTGTTCCAGCAGCCGGGGCCTTTTTGTCAGCTGAACAGAACTATAAGAAGCTCAATCAGCCGTTGTATTAGGTCGCTGTATTTGATCAAGTCATGATTTAATCCTTTCTATTAACGGCGGGGTTCATTCCCTGCCGCTCCGGATCAACCGGCGAGGCCAATATACAGAAAAACGGAACTTTCCGCAAGATATTTTTATCTGTAATTTTTTGACGCTCAAAAGATTATTGTTTCACAGCCGGGCAAACTGAAGGTGCATCCAGTCATAATCCCGTTCGCGGCCCAGGGAAACGGCTCCATGGGCTTCCCAAATCTGCCACCACTCTTCACATTCCGGACGGGAAAGCCCGGCATGGGGGGCCTTGCAGGAATAACTGTTCCGTTCCGGGTCAAAGTCCAGGGCAATTCCCCAGGCGTGCATGCTCTTGCTTTTGCCGGTGGCCGTGCTGCGGTCATTGTAGGATCCGCCATACTGATCCAGGTGAAGCGCGCGGATCCGGTCCAGGCCATATACGGCCAGGACTTCCGCCAGGGCCGCCTGAACGTCCTGGGCAATCGCCTGATGCACGCGGATCGTTTTCACGGGCCGCCCCTCATAATATAAAGGATAAGGGGGGACAATAGAAACAAGGTTGCTTTCATCCCCGCTCCGGCCAAAAATGGAAAGGCCGGCCCGGACGGTTGCTTGGGAAGGCCAGGACCGGGGGCAGGCAATGTTCAGGGCGGCGGCAATGCCGCGGGCCGTGGCAGGGCCGGGGATGCCGTCAGGCGGCACGTTCACGGCGGCCTGGACCGCGGACCATATTTCATGACAGCGCAATTTCAGAGCCACGGCGGCAAGCGTTTTAGGCCCCGGCAACCCATCCGCCTTCAGCCCCAGGGCCCGCTGGACGGGTTTGAATTCCTGATATTCCTTGATAATCATATAATTATTTAATTGTTAAATGGTTGGAACTTGTAAAAAAACTTTGCAGTTGGTGCTAGTCCCTGTTGTCCAGGAATTCTTCATGCGCCTTGCGGACGAACTCACAGCCGGAACACTTATTTTCCGCATCAATGCGTTTTTTGCGTTCGTCATCATAGAGCCGCTCATAACGTTCCGCCCGTTTCATTTCCCGCCACAGAAAAATTCCCATGACCGCGGCCACGCTGGCCCCGTTTTGAATGTACTCCACAAAGGGGTTGCCCGCCGTGACGGATGCAAGCACGGACACGGCATTAGCCCCCAGCAAGGACACGTTGACAAAGGAACCGGTCATGGCCTCACTTCTTGAGGGGTTGGACAACGGGCGGCACGTCCGTTTCCGGCTGTGCTTGACTATAGGAAATATGCCCCGGTTCCAGCACCAGGCAGGAGCCGTCCTTGCATACCTCCGTACGGTTCGGGGTGACGTTCACGGAATGCCCGCATCCGGTGACGGTGATGCAACCGGCTGCGGCCGCCGCGCCGATAATGGCGGCAATCACGTACTTAACCCAATTCCCCCAACGGGCGGATGCCGCCTGTAGGGCCTTTTCTATGTCTTGTTTATTGATATTCATGTTATTTATGTTTGGTGAAGTATTTGAAAAAATCCACAGCGGCGGGGGAAGCAACCGTAAATTCGGGGTAGTCACGGGCTGTGAACATCCGGCGGCCTTTGGTCTCCGCATGGACGGCCTCGACGGTCAGTTCCACGGTTTCCAAAGTCCGCATAGGGTTATCCGCTACGAAAAACTCTTTCAGCCGCGCCCAAACCTTAACGGCCTGCCAATCCTCCCCCAATCCCACCAGCGCGGCCACTACCGCCTGCATGGCCGGAGCCTGCTCCGCTGGTATCTCGTCCTGCGTAAAGCGTGCCGGAGGTCTATAACCTCCCTTGTCCCGATAAATGGGCGTCAAGGTAAATTCTTCCCATTCGCCGGGCCGGGGAAAATGTATCTGTATTTCTGCGTTACTCATGATTACAAGGGGATGTTAATGTCCACAAAATCCGCCGTTTCTTCCGTCTCAATGGCATTTTCAGCTATCGCTTCCAGGCCATAATAAACCGGGTTAATATTCCCCGGCTGGTAATTGGTGCGCTCCGCCGCCCCAACAAAAACGCTGACAGATCCACCGGAAATTCCCGGAATGTCTGTTACAAGCGTGGAAAATCCCGTGCCCGTTTCAAAGGTGGTGACGCCGCGCACCGTGGCAATCTTCCAGAGTTGTTGACTGCTTCCCCCGCCTGTCAGCAACCACAATGCACCATAGGCGTCCCCATAATCCCCGGCATTGTAAGACCGCGGCGCATATTGATGATAAATAACCTTGTTGACAATATAGGGGATTGGCTCGTTATTGGTTGAGGGAATAAAGCCGGTTGTGGTCTTTACCTTCCACGTCCGCGTGGTTTCGGCTGCGTAGATTTCCCGGACGCGGACGACATACCCGCCGCGAACCGTATCGCGCACGTTGTCAAACGTAATATCCAGCATTTCCCCGGTATTGTAGGCCAGATCATTTCCGGGGATGATGCTGTAAGAATCCAGCGTCAAATCTTTCCGTACTGTCTTTGCCCCCCGCCCTAAGCCCACAGTCACTTTCCCCGTGGACGTTAATTGCCACGGAATGGCAAACCCCGCAAAACTGGAATAGTTCCATTGCCCCGCCGGCCCGACGAACGGACAAACAATCGTGCTGTGCGTATTGGCGGGCACGTTCGTCCGGGCGTATTGGCCGGGAACAAGAACGGTAGTTTGAGCCGTCCCCGTGGCTGTAATACTGTCGGTGTTGAGGAAAAAATGGAGGGCAAAAATATCCGTCACACCGGACATCCCCGCGGCATACAGACGATTGACCGCTGACGTATCTGTTGCCGCCCCCACGGCAAGCGGGATATTGATGCCGCCATTGGCGTTTACAGCCCCGTCAAACGTGCCTCCCGTAGCGGTCAGGTGGCCCCCCAGGATCACGTCTCCATCATTATTCACCAGGGTTCCCGGATCTCCCTTTTCCCCTTGTGGCCCCTGGGGCCCTTCCGGGCCGCGTTCCCCGGTTTCTCCTTGCGGCCCCTGTGGGCCTTCCGGACCGCGTTCCCCGGTTTCCCCTTGCGGTCCCTGTGGGCCTTCCGGACCGCGTTCCCCGGTTTCCCCTTGCGGTCCCTGTGGGCCTTCCGGGCCGCGTTCCCCGGTTTCCCCTTGCGGTCCCTGTGGGCCTTCCGGGCCGCGTTCCCCAGTTTCCCCTTGCGGTCCCTGTGGGCCTTCCGGGCCGCGTTCCCCGGTTTCCCCTTGCGGTCCCTGTGGGCCTTCCGGGCCACGTTCCCCAGTTTCCCCTTGCGGCCCCTGTGGGCCTTGTCCCAAAATAATTTCCACCCGGCCCGTTTCCGCGCCGGGCAGGGTGGCCGTTACGTACCATTCCGCCCGTTGTTGCGGCGCCGCCGGAGTAACCCGCGGGGCAATATCTATTTCCCCCTTCAGGAGCGGCATTTCCGCGCCGCCGGGAAAGGTCAGGAACACGTCATAAAAAGCCCATCCGGCGGGAAGTCCGGGAAAATTGATGGTAACGATGTTTCCGGGATTGATGGCGCTGCAATCCAGCAGCCGGCCACATGTTCCGGACACAGCCACGGCGGCGCGGACCGTGCAGCCGGCCAGATCCACTTCCGGCGGCGGATCAAGCGTTAAAACCAGCGCCCCCGGAATGTTGGCCGTTGCGGAAAAATTGAATAATGCGGGGTCTTGCATATAACTATATCCCTACCGTCTCTTTTGCCCTTATTCGGCCAGGACGATCTGGCCAGGCTTCCAGGTTTCAAGAATTCTTTGTATATCCTTCAACGTTAATGTTTGCTTTTCCGTTGCCGACAGCAGCGAGGATGACAGGCCCAGGCTCTTTCCGCCGTTGCCGACCTCAACGCCGCTTTGTTTGATAATGTCATTCAGGCCGGGGCCGTCTCCCAGGGATTCCTGCCTGGTTTTGATCCGTTCAAGCGCTACGTCGCGGCGGGCCATTTCGGCGGCGTCCTTCTCATCCATGCCGGCGGACTGGTAGCTGTTCGTTTTTTCCCGCAGGGCTATTTCATCCCGGATCTTTTGCGCCCGTTGATCAAGCCCCGCTATTTCCGCGGCCATTAACTCCTGATTCCGGCGCGCCCCGGATTCCATTTTTTCATAATCCTTCTTGGCGTCAGCAAGTTCTGCATATTTTTTCCTCAAATCGTCCAGGGCCTTAATTTGATTCATCACGGCATCCGTAGGTTCTTGCCGGGACAATTCGGCAATGCGGGACGTGATGCCGGACATGCCCGGATCGGCGCCCATGCCGCGGGCTTCCTGGTCCAGCCATTCCCCGCGTTCCCGGAGGCTCTTTTTCTTATAGGCGCGGTCAGATTCGCTTTTCATCCAGGAGGCTTCCATTTCCCGGAGTTTCTTCCGGTTCTGCTCTGCTTCCCTTTCCGCCTTTTCCCGTTCCTTGGCGAGTTCTGCCAGGCGTTTTTCTGCGGCGGCCTGTTCCCGGATCCGGGCCAGGGTTTCCACACGGGACGATTGATAAAGGGTGTAAAGATCCGTCAGGCTCCCCACCACGGCGGCCTGATCCTTCCATTCCGCCGATTCTTCGCCGGCGGTCTCAGCAACATATTCCAGTTCTTCTTCCGCGCGGCGCAAATTGTTTAAAATCCTGTTCCCTACGGCATCCACATCCGTTTCCGTATTGGCATTTTTCATGCCTTCTTCATACGCTCTCCATTCATTATCAAGAAATTGTGCTTTCCTTACGCGATCGCCCGCACGGGTGCGGGCTTCCTGGTCATTTTCCGCGCCGGCGGGGACTGCAGGCGCTCCGGAAAGCTGACGATAAATGTAAGAGATCCCCTCGCCAATCGCCACCACGGCCAAGCCTACCCCCGTTGAAATAATGGCGCCCTTGATGGCAACCATGGCTGTGCGGACGGATGACGCGATTCCCGCCGCCGCGGCGCGGACCACGCCCGCCGCCGTGGCGGCGCCCGTCCGGATGGCATTCCACAGCCCCGCCCAACTGCCTTTGGCGAGCAATACCCAGGAGGACATGGACGTCAGGCTGCCTTTTGTCTGCGCCATGGCGGCCACCATTTGAGAACGGGACGTGAGAAACGCCGCCCCAATCCCAAGAACAGCCATAGAGACATGATCCGCGTTGTCCGCAATGAGGGCCAGGGCGGGCCCCGCCGCGTCTCCTAACGCCATGGCGGCATCAGCGGCCCGGAACAGGAGATCCCCCGCTCTTTGCCCCCATTCCGCGGCGCCGTCCCCCCATCCCACCAGCCGGGCGTCCACTTGTTCCAAAAGGGCGCTTAACGGTCCCAGCAAGCCGGCGCCAAAATTTTCCTGCAGGTTGCCCCAGGCGTTTTCCGCCCGTTTCAGCAACCCTTCCCAGCTTTCCCCCACTTCCTTTTCCGCGTCTTTCAGGGGGCCGCCTTCCTTGGCAAGTTCCCGGATGGCGGCGGCCACGTCGTCAAATCCAATCCCTTCTTTCAGTTTCTCCTGGAGGGCATAGCCGGACAGGCCGGACGTTTTTTCCATGGCTCCCATCAGATCCACCTGGGCGGCGTTGAACGCCTCCATGATTTCGGAATTAAACCCTTTCAGCCCCCCGGAACCCTTGACCATGGCGGCCACCAGGGCATTCATTTTGCTTTGGTCCCCCTGGGCAATGGTGGCAAGCTGGCGGACCAGATCAGGCGCAAAACTTTCGGAAATGCCGCCGCGGATTAACTGGGCGGCATTTTTGAACATTTCCGTGGGGGTATATTGGGAGGTCAGAGCCCAGTCATTGATGGTTTCAAGGATGCGTTTTGCTTCATCCGCGCTGCCCGTCAGGCCCGTCAATTCCCGTTCCACGCGCTGAATGGCCGCCGCCGGCGCGACAAAATCAAAAGCCTTTTGAACAGCGCCGTCAATCGCGGCAAAGGCCGTGGAAACCATGTCTTTCACGCCGGAAAACGCAAGGCCAATCCGGGCCGTTTTTGCCGTGGTGGAATTCACCAGGGAATCCACGGATTTCTGAATTTCCGTCAATGCCTGCTTGAATTCAGCGGCATCCGCTCCCAGCGTCACAGTTACGTCAGGCATAGCTTCTAATGGTTAAAATCCCATGAATCGCTCTACCCGGTCCAGGGTGGAGCGGGAACAGTTTTTGGAAAACAGGGCATGGCGGGCGCCGGATTGCACAAGCACCATGACTTCCCGCTTTTTCACTTCGTCCACCAGCCGCCGCTTGTTATGAAAGCCTGTGATGATATAGGCCAGAGGATCAAGGTTGTTCGGATCGTTCAGCCAGTCCCAGTCCTCCCAGCGAGCAAGCACTTCTCCCATGGTGTATTTCCCATCCCGGCTACGTTTCCCAAACCACCAGGTGACAGCCCCGCCGGGCCCGGCGATCCCCTCGCCAATCACGCGGGAAAAGCCCGGCGTGTTGTTCAGGAGCGGGAACCCCAATGTGATCAGGCACGCGGCAAGTTCCGTGTTGCGCGTGCTGTCAAAATCTTCCGGCGTCAGGATGGCGCCGCCGTCTTCGTTTTTTTTATCCGGCATAATATTTATAATTTGTTAAAATTGAATGAATAATTCATAATTGCATTTATAAACCATGAACGTTTCCGATGTGCCGGCAAGCGCGGGGGATGATGACGCTCCCAGGACTACCCAGGCGGCGGGCGCGTCCTGGCCGTTTCGGCGCCCGGCAAGCGCGGCCATGACTTCCGCGCAGGCGCGGGAAAAGGCAGTTACGTCCAGCACCAGGGCGGCGGGCTCCGCTTCCGCATACCGTTGCCGGTACATGATTTCCCCGGAAATTTGGTAGGTGAAATTTCCGGAAATGATTTCATCCGAGCCAGTTAAATTCACCATTAGGGCCTTGTCCCCTTCCTTCTCTCCGTCCGTTGGTTCCCAGACAGGGACGCCGGCGAATTCCGGGCGTTCCTGAAGCGCCTCCGCAATAATTTGTGCAACAATTTCGGTATTCATGGTTTATTTGTCGTAGATGTCTTCGTCCCAGCCGTCCGGACCGGAAAGCATGTAGGTATCCGTCACTTGCCATTCCTTCCCGGATCCTTCCACGGACGTCCCCATGCTCATCCAGTTGAATTTTCCGGAGGGGGATTCAAACGGCCCCGGCGGCGCGGCAATCGTGCAGGCTTTCTGATAATTGATCGTTCCGGGATCCGTTACTTTGTAACGGGCTTGCAGTACAATTTGAGGGCTGTAAAAGCTCGTGACGCCCTTTTTTATCTTTTCAATCAATTTACTGTTATCATCCGCAAGAATGCTTCTGATGGTCTTTTGTGTGACCGGCTGCCCGTCTTTCGATATGTCAATCTTGGTCCCCATGCAACCCCCGTTCACCAGCCTTTTCAGGGCGTCCAGCTTTTCCCCGGAATAGCTTTCCGCAAGTTTGTGCGTTAAAATGGGCTGCGGCACGCAGGTCACGGAAAGGGAATACTGCGGGCTTTCACGGGTACTTCCCGGCATTTCAAATTCTTCCTCTTCCTTCCCGTCCATGGCTTGGCGGCGCACCCGGCATTCCGCAAAATCCCCGGCTTTCCGGGTAACGGTGGCGGTGATATTCCATAAATCCCCGCCGGCGGCTGATTGGCGGTCCGCATAGGCGCACATTTCAGCCCAGGTTCCTTCCCAGGTTTCTTCCGTATAGCCCCCGGAGACAGGCTCCCCTTTCCCTTTGTTGACTACGCAATAACTGCGCTGTACTTGCTCAATCGCCATAAGTATCTAAAAATGAATTGTCCTGTTCGATGATTTCAGCAATCCGGGACCGCATGGCACGTTGTTTTGCCCGGTCTGCATAGGCCCAGCGGGTAGCATTGCCTTCCTGGACCAGCCACGCATGGACGTATTGGAGCAGGATTTTCAACGGCATGTGCTTGATATAGTATTCCGTCCAGCCGGTCGCGCGGGCCATGATCATAATCAATCCCGCCCACCCGTCCGGCTCCGCTAGTTTTTTGAGGGCGCCCCGTCCGGATCCTTGATCCCCTCCGCCTGGGCAGACATGATCGCGTTCATTTCGCGCGTCATGCCCGCCACAATTTCCCCCAGCGCGCCAAAACCCACTTTTCCGGCAAAGGCCAGGACGGCCCGGCGGATGGCTGCCGCATCGTCAAAACCGCCGCCGGCCACCAGCCGCACCACGTCTTCTTCCGGAGCCGCATGGATCCAGACAAATTCCGCCAGGGCATACATGCTCATTTTTTCCGGAGGATTTTCCGCAGTCTCCGCGCCGTCTTCCAATAATGGACCTTCCCGGCGGCGGTTCAGTTGTGTAAGGCAGGAGTTATTCAGGAGTTCCAGCATAGCCATGCTTGACAGGCTGACAGGCCGGACTTTCAGGCCGTTCACTTCCGCCTGGGGCAGATCGCCGGAAAGAATGGATGTGGTATTGGTTATTTCTCGCATATAACTATATCCCCTCTTTCTCTTTCAGCTCCCCTTCCAGCACGGCTTCCATAATCCGCGCGCACGCTTCCCGGATCGTCCCTCCGTCACGTTCCACAATGGGGTGATAAAACGCCATTTGCCCGCAATGCACCGCGCACACGCCGCCGCGCGCCAGGCGGGCGATTTCCGCCAGATCGCGCGGATCACACGTCCGCACGCCAATCAGACGCCGCCCGCCCCGGAATTCCAGCACGTCCACCCCGGCGGATCCGTACAGGTATAACAGAATTTTTGAAATGGTTTGGTCTTCCGGATATTCCTGACGGGCATGTTCCGGCCATTCCCGCCGGGACAGCAATTCCAGCGCGGCTTTGATGGCCGGACGCGTGATCCAGTAGCAACAGCCGGCCCAGGCAAGCGGCACACGGCATTGCATCCCCCCCGCCACCTTCCCGCGGTCTTTCAGGCTGCGCGTGATTTCCGCCGGATCCATAAGCAGCGTATCAGCGTCAATCTTGATGACCGGATCATCCCCCGGTATGTCCAGCATGCACCCCAGCATGCCGCGCACGCATTCCAGGCCGTTCAGGTTCCCCCCGCGGGCAAAATAGGTGATTTTGTAGGATATATCGTTTCCCGTGGGGACTTGTGCCGGGAATAAAGGCTTCGCCGCGTCATCAAATAAATAAAATTGGGCGGCCTGGTCTATTCTCCGTATTTGTTCCATGCATATTTTCAAGCATTGGTGATCGTCTCGATATAAAAATATTGCGTAGTTCATTTTATTTAATTTATTGGTGCATAAATTTTGGAGGTCACAATCCATTCCCCCTGCTGGATATAGATTTTTCCGTTTTCGTCCCGGTGCAGGCGTATTGCGTGATCGCTATCGCAAAACAACACCGTCCAGGAATCGCTTATAAGACTATCAGAGCCATCCGGCGCCGTTTCCGCGTACAGTTCCACCGCCAATTTATTATTCCGGATAAACAAGCCTGCCTTCACGCCGTTGACGGCATCAGACCAACTTGATTCATAATCCAGCACCACATATTTCCCATTTTTCCGCAAAGGGGCGCGAAAACTCAATTCTTCCGCGGCGCCCCCAGGAGTGACTATGAGGGACAGAGCCCCCGCCTCCGTGGACAAGCCTACCTTAGCGCCTCCACCTAAATCATGGACGCTGGTATCTACCGTTAAATCAAGTTCCCCGGCCAAACCCTTCGGAGAAACTGACAAGTCCAGAGGCCATTTCCCATTTTCCCCCGGCGTTTTGGATTCTACCGCCGTTGAATCAATCTTGATCTGTAAAATCTGCGTATCAATGTCATTCCCGTCCTGGTCCTGGCCCTTTTTCCATTCCAGGCCATCCCCAGGTTCCACTTTTTGGGCGGATAAAGACAGCTTCCCTTCTTTATCCTCAATGTTGACGGAGCCGTCGGAAGAACATAATAATTTGAGCTTATAAGGATCTCCATCAGCGTCTCCGCCGTCTTCCTTTTCCTTGTAAATTAAAGAACAGTCCGCGCTGGAAGGTTCTTTCGCGTCCTCAATCAAGGCGCTGATTTTCCATGTTTTTATTTTATTTCCGTTTTCTCCGTTTTCTTCTTCTTCCTCCGCCTGAATTCCTTTCCCGGCTTTAATGACAATTTCGTCCGGGCGGATAATATAAACAGGCCCCCCGGCGTGCTGCCAAACCAGTTCTTCCCCTATGGTAGCCAACGAAAATTCCAGGGAGGTTCCACTTCCTTCCGCGGCGGTTCCTTCCTGGACCACGCCGGAAGAAAATTCCCCGGCATCATCCAGCGTCACAACAAGCTTGATCCCCCCGGTGTAGGTATCGCCCGCAATCAGGGTCCATTCTTTTTCTCCAACAACATATTCTTTCCCTTTAACAATCACGCGGCCCTGGTGGCAGCACCAGCCCCAGGCCCCCGCGTCGTCCTTCCGGTATAAAACTGAAAAATCCATTTCCGGCTGGGGCAGGGCGTCAAAGTGCTGCGGAACCATCATTTCCCCCGCGGTGCTGACGTTTTCTGACAGGTGGCGGATGCTGTCACCCAGGGCATTGAATTTTCCTGCGCTTAAAGGATCGCCTGCTTTGAAAATAGGTATCATGATTTCATGATATGTTTCCGGTTATCCCCTCATGGTGCGCTGCGCCTTTTTCAACAGCCATGATTTCACTTTTTCATCGCGCTTCCGTATTTTTGCTTTCACCACTTCGTCAAGCAATTGATTGATAATAAAATTCATGTTGGGGTGGTACGCTGTGGAATTGGTGATGATTATTTCCCACTTTCCACGGCGGTTCACCAGCCGGGCCCGCCCGCCGCCGGTTCCGTGGCGTTTCACCCAGGCGGGGATTCCGGTTTTCCGTCCGCTCAATACCGCTCCGGCCATCCATCCGGCGGCCATGCGCCCCACGCGCGCCAGGCGCCGCTTATATTCCGCGTTCAGGGCCTGTTTTGTCGTCCAGGCCCGCGGGCCGTGCCAGTCCAGCTTCATTCCCTTCCGGCCGCGTTTCATCCCAAATCGTTTCAAGTGCGTGCGCGGATCCACAATCAGCACGGGATCTTTAGGGCGGGCGAGCATGAACGGGGAAAGATGGTGCGCTCCGTCGTCATAAGTCATAAGTTGGCCGCGGGAACGGTAATAGCGGGGCTTGGCAAATTCAGAGCCCATAATATCCCAGCGGATCCGCGTTTCCTGGCGGTTTTTCGCTTCCGCTCCCTGGACGCGGGATCCATTTCTCCCCCCGCCTGAAGGCGGCGTCCAGTCAATCGCCGCTTTCGTGAAAATCCGGCCATAGTCCAGGGCAGCTTCATGAGCCGCCTCACGGGCGCCGGCTTCCAGTTCCCGGCAAAGCCGGGTGAATCCGGCCATGTGGAATTCTGTCCGGATTTTCATGACGCAAGATCCATGTGGATCATGGGATCTGAGTTCCCGCTTGTTACCGTGGTAATATAATATATGACCGGCTGATCCCCCAGCGGGGCGGAAACGGTGAGGCGGTCTCCGGCATGCGGACGCTGGGGAAGATCATGGGCTCTCAACATGCAATGTGCCGTGACCTGTTTTTCCGCGCCTCCGATTTCTACGGTGTACCCCACGGCGGCGGGGGAAACAACGGCGTAACAATCCGCATACACGGAGCCTTTACGCAACAGCCGTACACGTTCCCCCAATTCTCGGATCATGTCATCCCCTCCGGCCTTTAATAACTCGCGTACACTCATTTATGATAGCATAGGGAAAAGGGCCGCCGCCCGGACGTTTGCACGGTTCCGACGGCGGCCCAGGTTATAGTTCAGCAAATACCGGGGCAGTTATGCCGCAGGGTCTTCTTCTCCGGAGGCTTTTTCGGACGCGGATTCGGATGCCGCGGCGGCGGTACTCAACAGCCGCAGATTTTCCGGCAGGGCCACAACGGTTCCCACGGCGGCTTCTACGGAGTGCATAACACCTTCCATCCCAGGCACAACCCATTGTTTCAGGTACAGCTTGATGCCGCCGATGCTGCCCAGTTCGGAAACAAAAATGGCGCCGTTTTCGGTGGGGATCAAGGGCTGGCGGCTGATGATGCCGATGGCATTTTCATACCCCATATATCCAATGGTTTTTTTATCGTCAGACAGGGCTTCCAGGCCGGTAGCCTTGTAAATGCCGCCAATCCCGTACACGCCGGTTTCCAATTTCAGGCTGTCCGCGTTATAAGGCATCAGCTTGGCGTGGTAGGTGGGATTCACCGTCAGGGCGGACACTTCCGGGATGATCAGTCCGGAAAGTACGGTTGCCACGTATTCCGGCGTGAAGCTTTCCAGCGTCAGGCCGGAAATTACTTCCGGCTTGGCGGCCTTGATCTGCGTATGCAAGTCCTTCAGGACGGCCTTGGCTACGGTTTCAATAGCCTTGTTCAGCTTCCCTTCCAGGCGGCTTCCGGCGGCCATGTCATAGGATGTGACCAGGAACGGGCGGCTGTAGCGGTTGCACTCAATTTCAACGGCTTCCGTTTCGACGGCTGAAACGTTCCAATCTTTCGTGTTCTTGAGGGCTTCCCCTACTTCTTTGGCAATTTCAATGGTTAGCGTGACGGCCCGGCCAGGCCCAAAAGTTACAATTTCATTTGTGTAGTCCGTTGTGTAACGGTCCAGCGGGGCAAAAACCTCGCTTACCGCGGCAAGGCTTTTGCTTGCAACAGTTTTCCAGCCCAGGCCGGCAATGCTGTTCGTGTTTTCCGTCATGTGCATGCTGGGCTTCTGATCGGTCAAATTCGTGACCGGGAACAGATCCTTCATATTAAACGGCTTGTTTCCTTTATTGGCGATAGTCATATGTTTTTTGTTTTCTAATAGTTGAATGTTAATATGTTGTTATTCTTCGGAAGAAGCGCTTCCGAACGCATAAACGGTTCCACTTACGTCCAGTTTCACGGGGCCCGTGTTGGTCATGCTGCGCTTGACAGTCTCGATGAATACCGTTGTGGCTTTTGGCGTGTTGTTCCAAATGGGCGGAATGGTATTGTTCAAAAGAAGGGTGCTTCCCATGGTCAGCGTATAATCCCCTCCCAGGGGGAGGGCGCCGGACATGCTGAAGCCTAATTTTTCGTCAATGATGTAAACACCAATGACTTTTCCCATATGATCCTTCTGTTCGTATTTCTCCATGGACCCGTCAAAATTCATGCTTTCGACAAGGATCCCGGATTCGCTGTTTTTGATCCCGAATTCCGGCGTTGTACCGTAAAGAGTTGGCATCGTATGATTTCTTTCTTGGTTGATTCCCCGGTCTGACGGGCCGGGACGTAGGAATCTCAATCGCGCTCAAAGCCATTTTTTCACGGCCTCCGGATGGGCGGATGTGACGGCAAGGCGGTCATCCACGGACAGGGCCATGAATTCTTCCCGGCTGGCGGGCAGGGCTACCGTTTGCGCCGGGGCGGTCATTTCGGTTTCCGTGGCTGACGGTAGATCGGAAGCGGGAATATTCAGGGCCGCCAATCTGGCCGTAACCTGTTTTTCCACCAGTTGTTCCGTGATTGACGCCTGTTGATCCTGGGCGGCTTTCAGCTTCGCCACTTGGGCCTTCAGGCCCTTGTTCATGGCGGCTAGGCGGCTGTTTTGCGTTTTCAGCGCTTTCAAGGGATCCTTCTTCTTCCCGGATCCCGTAAGGCCAAAAATACGCATGCAGATGGTCCCCGCGGCGTTTTTCAGGTTCAGGCGGCTTCCGGTCATGCCTGCCGCCGGGGCGGTTTCCTCGTCTTCGTCTTCCCCTTCTTCCCCTGTAGGGCTTTCGTCGTTTTCTTCGTCATTGTTGCCGGTTTCCGCGGTGGATGTGGATTCGTCGTCTTCGTCTCCGGCGTTTTCTTCTTCTTCTTCTTCATCCTCACCGTTTCCGGCGCTTTCGTCGTCATGGATGACTTCATCCACAAAGCCGTAAGCTATGGCTTCCGCTGCGCTGTAATAGACGCTTGCCTTGTGGTCATTGCTGACCTGTTCCCAGGATTTCCCGCATTTTTCGCCGTAAATGCCGAACATTTTTTCCCGTTCCTTGATCAGCATGGCCGCATAATTCATGATTTCATCCGGGTTCCCCCAAACGCCCGCATAGGGTTGATGCACCATGAATTTAGCGCTTTCGCTCATGGCTACCGTATCGGCGGCCATGCACAACAGGCTTGCCGCGCTGGCGGCCAGGCCATGGACTTCTGCCCGGACAGGCATCTTGCATGACCGGATGGCATCATACATGCTCAACGCGGAAAAAACGTCCCCGCCGGGCGAGTTGACGCGCAAGGTGATGCTGGACGCGCCCTGATTGGCGGCGGCTTTCAGCTTATCGGCAAATTCAAGGCATTGGGCGTCATCCCACCCAATAACCCCGGTAACGTCCACTACCGCCACGGCTCCGGAGGTTCCGGCTTGCATGGTCAGCATGGGCAACTGGTATGTTTTTTTTCTATTCATGATATGATACAGGTTTCCCTATATATTTTCCCCGCCGTCTCTTTTGCTCTTTTCCCCGTTGCCGGCATTTTCCGGTTCATCGTCTTCCGGAGGCGGGCCTGGGTGAACGTCATGGGCCGCATGTGTGGAGCCGATGGCGCCAGGCAAAAGTTCCGTGATGGGGATGCCGGAGGATTCGGCAATTTCATGAGCCCGGCGCAACAAATCCGCCCGGCGGTCCAAAATGCTTTCCGCGGTCATGCCCTCCGTGGCGAGCGTCCAGCGGTCCGCGTCCGCCAGTCCTTCCCGGATCAGATTGATTGCCAGGCCCCCTTCACGGCCTAAATCAATCGTCAAATCACGCTGACCCACCCAGGACACATTTTCCCAGGCGGGATCTTTACAGCGGGGGAGGCGCCCCGCCTCCATTTCCAGCGCTACTATATGCCGGTAAATCCGGTTCATGTACACTTCCCGCGCGTCTTTCCGTTCGTCGATCCAGCGCCGCAATTTTGACAGGATCAGCCGGGCCGCCGCGCTTCCTAACGTGTTGATGTCATAGAGGACTTCTGCGTCCAGTCCCACGCCGTAGGCGATTTCCGCAAGCAAATCGCGGATGAAGGCGGCCACGTTGGGGGATGGCCGCTGGTCATAAATGGCTTTCAGATCACGCCCTGGGGCAAGGCTGACTACACGGGCCCCGCCGCCGGTGACGACTTCAAAGGATTGCGCCGGATTTTCCGGCTTTTCGTCACAGCCCGGTTTCTTTTTGCCCCCAATGGCGGCGGCCATTCCGGGGGCCTTGTCTGCCTCCGTTTTCGTTTCGACAAATCCCACGGCGGCGGACAGTTTCACGCTTGCTTTTGTAAAGCCGTGTATTTCCGCAATATCCACCCCGTGCCGGATGGCGTGGATTAGATCTGATTCCCCGCGTGGAACCGCCGGATCCGGATCTCGCTGGTACAGGATGGCACAGCCGGCGGGGATGACGATACAGCGGCCCGGCGCCGTTTCCAGGCCATAAGCAACCGGGCGCCCCTGTGCGTTTGTTTTTACACCCTGGTTCCAGCCGTCTTCTTTACCCAGTCCCGGCGGGGTGATTATCTTCGGCGCGCTGTACCAGGCCACCATTCCCCCGCCGTCCAGGCCGCGGGCCAGAACGCACAGGCAATCGCCGTCAATGCTGGTTTTCCTTTCGGCCCATGCCTGCATGGTTTTCCAGGATAATTTTCCCGTAACGTCAAAAGCGGCGGGGCTGGCCACCCGCGCCAGAAAGGCCGCGCGGGCTTTCCGGTTCCAGTCCCGATCTTGCGTCGTAGGAATAGGCATCAGGCAGCCCTGCAATAGCCAAATGTCCCGGACTGCTTTCCGGATTACTCCTGAATTTTTGTACAGGTAACGGGCAGCCCGCATGACGGCGGCCCGGTCATAATCATCCATTTCCGCGGCGTCATCCAGCGTGGGCCAGTACAACATGCCGTTAGCCCAGGGCAGGGCGCCCTGGATGCCTCCGAACATTTGAGGGGGTAGGGTGCGGGGCTGGTTCAGGGCCTCCGGCATGGAGCCCAAATCTGCCTTGTTCATGCGTAACTTGTATTTTCTCTTGCGTCGTTTCATGTCAATAATCTGTATTCCTAAATCCTACAATAGTAACGCTTTGTCCCGGATTCGGAGATTGCCCCGTCTTCGCCTTGATCGCCATGTTCAGGGCGGCCAGTAGGCTTTCCGCGTCCATGCGTTGTTGCCGGCTGTAGCTACTGCCGCCGCCCCCGCTGGCGGATGTGATCATGTCAAGTTCAAGTAGCTTGTCCGCTACTTCCTTTCTTTTGGCCTTGAGTTCCTGGAGGCTGTAAGTCTCCGCCAGGGCATCTAAACTTTCTTGAGAAAATCCGCTCATACTTTATTCCCCGCCGTCTCTTTCTCTCTCTTCTTCCGGTTCGGGATCCGGGACGGATGATTTCAGGACCCACCAGGAAAACATGCAGAGCTTCACGCAGTCGCCATAGTGGTCTCCGGCAATTTTCTTCCATTGGCTGGGGCTGCCGGGTTTCTCTTCTAGTACTTGCCCGCTCAATCCCCTGATCAGATCCGGATCCGCGTTCCCCGGAAGGTGCAGCCCAGGGCCGCGTCCGTGTGCAATGCGTTCGGCGTATAGTTCGATTTTTGCGGCCCGGTCCTGATAGGTGTACAGTTCAAGGCCCGGATGCGTTTTCAAATCCGTGCGATTCCAGACGCCAAAACCCGCAGCGGATCCTTTTGTTGGATAAAGCTGGCCGGGCATCAGGGAGCATTCCGTATAGGTCGCTTCCGCGCTCCAGCCGGAATCTACTAATCCCAGCGCCGGCTGAAAGATCTGATCCCCGGCCTGATACAGCAATCCGGGGAAATGGGTGGCAACGCCTTTCCGGCCTCCCTCCGTCCGGAAACTTAGGATGGTTCCCCAGTCGATAACCCATAATTCCCCGCCGGCTGACACGGCGCAAACAACCCAATGCGTTTGTAGTTCCCCCGGATCATAGCCGGCCACCAGGTACAGCGGTTCCACGGGGGGCATTTCTCCCCGACGGTACGCGGAAGTTTTCAGGGCTTCCACAGCCTGATCTTTCACTTTAACCTGATATTTTGAGTAAGGCAGGGCTTCCCAGGAATTCCGGAAGTTCTGCAATTCCATTTGCGCCAGAAGGGCGCGGGAACTTTCTACGAATTTACGGGCAAACTGACCAAAGGAGACGAAAGGGGAATAAAGCGAATTCAAATGATACCCGCGCCGGGACGGATGCGCGGCTTCATTGGTGGCCCTCCATTCTCCCGCCTGCATCATGTCTATTTTTTGTGCGTCATAAATGGGCCGCGAACAATCCGGGCAGACATAGCGGGCGCTGGCTTCAATCTCTTCCAGGCTGTCCCCGTCCCAAACCAGCGTTGTCCGGCTGAATTCAAACCGGATCCACATCCCGCAATGGGGACAGGGCATGAAGTATTCCCGGCAATCCGTCAGGCTGTAGCCCTGCCAGTAGGGTTCATCTTCAACGTTCGGTGTACTGCTATGGATGATCAACCGCCGGGGAAAGGCTTTTGTACGTTCTTCGATCAGGGCGGACGGATGCGCTTCCTTTTTGTTGATATGTTCAAATTTCGCTTCTTCGTCCTGGATAACGTAAGCAATGGGCCGGGATGACAGACGGGCCGGGCTGGTCACGCCGGTCATGTAGATCGGCATATTGTCCAGCGTCATTTCCAGCGGGGCAAAAGATGCGGGATCCCGGAGGATATGCCGGGACAGGCAGGGATTCGCTTTCAGAAACGGCTGAAGGCGGTTGCGGGAAAAGGGCGCGGCCAGATTATCGGATGGGAGGGCCCATAGCAAGGGCATGGGATCGTGTTCCAATAAATAGGCAAGGGCCAGGAGATCCAGCGTTGTTTTTCCGGTTTGGGCTGCCCAAACCAGATACAAGTGTTCAATTCGGGTATTACGTAGGCATTCCAGCGGTTCCCGCATGTAAGGCTGACGATCCAGGGACACGGGGCCCGGCGCATTGGGGGAGGTTTCCCGCGGCAGCCTCAATTCCCGTTCTACCCATTCCACTACACTTCCCCGTGGCTGAAATAGGAGATCTTCTAGCAT